CTCCCAGCGATCAAACCACTACGCAGAAGTATTATCGCGTCCAGCTCGGCGCATTCTCGGTCAAGGCAAACGCCGACGCCATGCTCAAAAAGGTCAAAGCGGCTGGCTTCACCGATGCTTTTATCAAGTACAGTGAATAAAGAGTACACCGTCGCTTTGCAAAAGTCCATAAACCACAGGTCAAGAGGTTAACCTATAGTCACAGCCCGTCGAGGATTTTTCTTCGGCGGGCTTATTTTTATATAGAAACACCTCCCCAAAATCGCTCCATTTTCTCCGTATGGCGAGGAGGTGGTTTTGATGACCAACGAACAGAAATCAACCATACTTCGCCTACGATCTGAGGGATGTAAGTATATATCAATTGCCGAAGCGGTCGGTCTTTCGATAAACACAGTGAAGAGCTATTGCCGCAGACAGGGTTTAGCCTTGGCTGCTGAAAAAACGTCTGTCATTTATGATGCTTCTCGCTGCAAGCAATGTGGACAGGCACTTGTGACTAAGCCCGGAAGCAAGCCAAAGAAATTCTGCTCTGATAAATGCCGTAACGCATGGTGGAAAATGCATCCGAACGCCGAGAACAGAAAGGCGTATTACAGCAGGATATGTACTCACTGTGGGAAATCCTACACGGTCTACGGCAGACCGAATAGCAAGTTCTGCTGTCACGCGTGTTCGGCACAGCACCGCACGAAAAGAGCGGAGGCTGACATATGATGCAGGACAGAAAAACAGAGCTGATGAAATACAAAGCCGTCGTCGCTGTGTTGAGGAGATGGCTGTCCGAGGGGCATATTACCGTCCGTGATTATGCCAAGCTTGAGGAAAAGCTCGCGGTCAAATATCGCGTATCTTTGTGCAGTATATGGCGCGAATTGCCTTGACTTTATCGTCCTTTAGAGCGAATATGTACCCCCTGAAAGGAGGTGGAGTATCAATGGCAAACAGCCGAATTACACAAATAGAGTTTGCGCCGCGAGTTCCCTCTGAGGGAAAGCGCGTGGCGGCATACGCCCGCGTTTCGTCAGGCAAGGACGCAATGCTTCAGTCACTTGCATCACAGGTCAGCTATTACAGCGACCTGATTCAAAAGCACTGCGGCTGGGAGTACGTCGGCGTATATGCGGATGAAGCGAAAACCGGCACAAAGGACAGCCGTGAGAGCTTCCAACGCTTGCTGGCGGATTGTCGCGCCAGAAAAATCGATATGGTCATCACAAAGTCTATATCGCGCTTTGCCCGAAACACGGTCACACTGCTATCTACGGTTCGAGAACTAAAAACGCTCGGCATTGATGTGTTTTTCGAAGAGCAGAATATTCACAGCATAAGCGCCGATGGCGAACTGATGCTGACAATTCTTGCAACCTATGCGCAGGAGGAAAGCCTATCGGTTTCCGAAAATCAGAAGTGGCGGGTACGCAAGAATTTTGAAGAAGGCAAGCCGTGGGATTGCACAATGCTTGGCTATCGGGTAAAAGACGGAGTTTTCCAGATCGAGCCGGAGGAAGCGAAGACGGTACGCCTCGTATTCTCGCTTTTTCTTGAGGGCTACGGAAAACAAGCCATAGCCAACAGGCTTAATGAGATGGGAATACCCACGCGCATGAACAAATCGTGGTGTCAAGCCACCATCAGCAAAATGCTCCGCAATGAGAAGTACGCCGGAGATTTACTGCTGCAGAAGACCTTCCGCACCGACCATTTATCAAAGCAAACACAGATAAACCGTGGAGAATTGCCACAGTATTTCGTGCAGGAGGCGCACGAGCCGATTATCGACAGGGCTACGTTTGAGGCTGTGCAAGAGGAGCTTTCACGCAGAGCAGCCGCTGTGACCGTGAAGACCGGCTCGGAAACCGCGTTCACAGGGAAAATACACTGTAGCATTTGCGGTAAAAACTATCGGAGGAAGACAACGCCGACCGGCTTTGTTTGGATCTGCGCCACATTCAACACCAAAGGGAAAAAGCACTGTGCTTCAAAGCAGATACCCGAAGAGACACTTAAAGCAGAGTGCGCCGCGATACTCGGAACGGACGGTTTTGATGCCGCTGCTTTTTCGGAGCGAATAACATTCATCACCGCACAGCAGAACAATCAGCTTGAGTTTCATTTCAAGGACGGCACGGCAGCGACGACTCAGTGGCAAGACCGTTCACGGCGTGAAAGCTGGACAGAGGATAAGCGACAAAAAGCAAGAGAAAAAGCGACAAGGAGGAATGGCTGATGGCAAGAACAATAACAATAATACCGGCGACGGTCACATCGCGCTTTTCCAATCTTGCCGTGTCCGTGCCCAAGCGGCGCCGGGTTGCGGGTTACGCCCGCGTTTCCACGGAAAAGGAAGAACAGCAGTCAAGCTATGAAGCGCAGGTGGACTACTACACCAAGTACATTAAGGAGCGCCCAGACTGGGACTTCGTGTTTGTATATACGGACGAGGGCATCTCGGCGACTAATACGAAGAAACGCGACGGCTTCAATCAGATGATTAAGGATGCGCTGGACGGTAAAATCGACCTGATAATCACAAAATCAGTCAGCCGTTTTGCACGAAATACGGTCGACAGTCTCACCGCCGTGCGAAAGCTCAAGGCGGCGAACATTGAAATTTACTTCGAGAAAGAAAATATTTGGACTTTTGACGCCAAGGGCGAGATGCTCATCACGATAATGTCCTCGCTGGCGCAGGAGGAAAGCCGGAGCATTTCGGAGAATGTCACGTGGGGCTGGCGCAAGCGTATCGCCGATGGCAAGGTGTCCATGTCATATGGTCAGTTTCTCGGTTACGAAAAGGGCGCGGACGGTACGCCGCAAGTCGTTCCGGAGGAAGCGGAGATAGTGCGCCGGATTTATACGATGTTTTTACAAGGAAAAACACCCACGGCGATTGCAAAGCATCTTACCGCGCAGGGAGTTCCGACACCCGGCGGCAAAGAAAAGTGGCAATGCACGGTCGTCGAGAGTATCCTGACAAACGAGAAGTACAAGGGCGACGCGCTTCTTCAAAAGACCTTCACGACGGATTTCCTGACAAAGAAGATGAAGCCGAACGAGGGCGAAGTGCCGCAGTTCTATGTTACGGACAGTCACGACGGAATCATTGACGCCGAGGACTTCGACATGGTACAGGCGGAGTTCGCACGGCGTAAGGCATTAGGGCGCAGCTATAATTGTAAGAGCTGCTTTTCAGCGAAGCTGGTCTGTGGCGATTGCGGCGGTTTCTATGGCTCGAAGGTGTGGCACTCAACCGACAAATACCGCCGCGTGATATGGCAATGCAACAGCAAGTTCAAAAAAGGCGAGAAATGTGCCACGCCACATTTGACCGAGGATGAAATAAAGGAGCGCTTCATTCGGGCGTGGAACGGTATGCGGGACATTACCGAGGAGGTTATCCGTGAGTGCCGGTTGGCGCTTGCCGACCTTTTTGACAGCGCCGCCATTGACGATGAGCTTGCGGCAAAGAACGCAGAAGCCGAGGTGCTTATCAAAATGAACCGCAAGCACATCGCTGAAAACGCGTCGGCGGCGCAGGATCAGAAAGCGTATAAAAAGCGGCAGGAGGAGCTTGTGTCAAAGTACAATGCGGTGGTAAAGCACATCGCCGAGTTGAAAGCTGAAAAGGAAAAACGAAAAATCCAGCGCACGGTGCTCACAGCGTTTATTGACACGATGGAGCAGCAGCGCGGGTCGCTTACGGAATTTGACGAGCGCCTGTGGTTGGCGGTCGTGGAAAAGGCGACTGTTCACGCCGACGGACGTCTGGTGTTCACCCTGATGGACGGCAGCGAAATTGAATAAGCGATGGGCATAGACTCCCTGCGTCGAAAGCGATGCGGGGAGTTTTTTTATTGTGTTGCTTCCGCAGATGAACTGTGAAAATTCGGTTTGCACCAAAGATGCACCAAAGCGCAAAAAATGCACCAAAAAACTGCTCGTTAACGATTTGTCGGAAGCACAGCGGCAATTGAGAGGTAAATCGGCGTTTCAAAGGCTGAAATCAATGCCCGCCGGAACTTCCGACGCTCACAGCCAAACACAAAAACAGCCCGAAAAGCCTGCAAATACGGCGTTTTCGGGCATAAAAATGTCGCAGAGAACGAATACAAGTATTGTATCAATTCTCTGCGACATAGTTGGTGGAGATAAGGGGACTCGAACCCCTGGCCTCAGCATTGCGAACGCCGCGCTATACCAACTTAGCTATATCCCCACGGCAAAAGATATAATACATCATCGCGGGCAAAAATGCAATACG